CATCTTTTTACATATAGGAGATTGATACCAATCAGAAATTTTAATAATTTTAGATTTAAGCATTGATCCAATAGTAAACGCACTGCTGGCATCGTTTCTTCTAGATTTGACTTCTAGTTTTATTCCTCTTTTCTTGATGTCAATTAGCCCTCTACTATTAATAGGAAATCCTAATTTCTTTAATAAAGCTTCTATATGATTTCCAGCCTTACCATGTAGATTTGTTGGGATCTTAACTCCTAATAGTGCCGACTTTACTACATCTAGTAATAACTCTTCTGCACTTGTAATCATTTTATTATCTCATCCTTTCCGTAGGCATCCCAATCAGTAAATGCCTCAGTTGTTGTTAAATCACGTAAGCGATGACACCAAACACCTGGATTCGTAGCATCAAAATCCTTGTCGTCTATCTTAATTGTAGCATTATATCCCAGCTGTGTCAAGTATGGAATTTTTATCGAAAGTTGTGGAATAAATCTGCGATTCTCTACCAAAGGTCCTTCTAATAATCCCTCTACACAGCTGACATCTAGATCTAGCGTGCACCAAAAATCAGCATCAAGACACGTCTGTATCATGAATTCCCACTGTTTCCAAACTCTGGCATCATCTGGCTTGATTAAAGGAAAACTCTGATTAGCACCAAAATAAATGTGTGGACAATCATAAGCAGTAGCTAGTGTTTTGATTTTTTTAACGTCTTGCACGCCGACTACAAATAGAGTTTTCTTTTTATATGCTGGAGTGCGTTCAATCTCTACTCCAGTAAAGAATGTTATGTGTTCTTTAGTTCCTGCTGTGTATTCACGTTTCATGATGATTTTAATCTCTCTTCGATTTCTTCAATTTCACGCTTACAGGCCGCTTTTTCAAATTTCATTTTTTGCATACCTTTGTCTGTTAAGTAATGACTATACCCATCTTTGATCTTTTTGTCAAGATCCCTATGACGTTCTTTTAGACTCTGTAGATGATTTTTTAATTTTTCTGCGTTCATTTCTCATTCCTTGTTAAAGTTATGATAGTAATTCTATTCCAAATGTCTGATTAAAATTTTGATTTCTTATTTTATCCATAGTTGATGTGTATTCTATAAATTTACTTAATAGCGTTTCGTTTATTATACAATCATTTAGATTTTTTTGCAATGAATTTAGTGTGCCCAAACTGCTAACATGAACTTGTTTTTCTATATCTGTTAATATTGTTAAAGTCTGATCAATTTCTTTAAGTGCTTTATCTTTTAATTTGTCAGTAAGGACTTGTGGATTTAAAAAATCAGGAATGTTACAAATAGCACACCATATCTCCAATGGTTGGTTGGGAAATTTTTCTTTCTGTGCCTTGAAAAATCTTGCCAAACTACTTAAATCTAAAACGCTATACGCACTCAATACAGTGTTAAATGCAACACTATGTCCTAATAATAATATTTGATCAATGTTATGTTGTAATTTTTCCCAAATAGTGCCATTTCGTATATACTCGGCTGTGGGCCCAACTCCGTCGATGCTTATAGTCCAATGGACACTATTGAATTTTTCAACTAATTCTAGTATTTTGTTATTGATAACTGATCCATTGGTAGTGATTAATATTTCACAATCAGTATTTCCTAGAGCAATCAATTCTTCAAATACCCTAATATTTTCTTTAATTAATAGTGGTTCACCACCTGTAAAATTAATCCTTTTTACAGTTGGAAGGAGATCAGCTAGATCAGACCTTATTAGTTTATTTTCTATGTGCGTGTCAGAAGTAACAGCATAATATTTTTTTAGTTCACTGTAATTAAATATTTCTCTTGCTAGTTCACTACTAAATGCTGGTTCACACGTCCTACAACTAAAATTGCATAGATTACTATGCCTAAGATCTAAGTATTGTGTCTCACTTGGAACTGTATCAATATCGTAGTTCCAATCATTTAATGCTAAAGTTCTAGTGCTAACATATCCTTGTTTTTCCAATTGAACACATGATTGACAATCGGGAGGTATATCACCGTTGGTGATGATTTTTTTAACAGTCTTTATGTAATCAGAATTGGCAAATTCTGTAGGAGTTACATTAATTTTTGTATTACTACTACAACACATTTTAATCCCGTCTGCTTGGATAAATTGATGTATCCAGGGCAGTGGGCAAAAGAATTTAGACATCTTGCTCTAATTCATCCAATTTGGTTTCATCTAATCCACTGTCATCTCTATGATGTTCTTCCGCTTCATCTTGTATAAACAAGTTCTTGAACTGCGGACCTGCACTGTATGTGGCATCGCCAGTTGCTCCACGTGTGCCTCTGATGTCAGTGAAGTAAGATTCAAAATGATCTACTAGTGCTAGTGCATCTTCTCTGTTATTGATACTAAAAATCATATCAACCATTTCACGGAATCTAACAACTCCATTATAATCTCGTTTGGTCTTTTTATCAGCTAATTCACTGTGCATCATCGCTGGATAGAACCCAGCATCATATTCTCTGTTGGCTTGTTGTACCGCAGTGATATGGCTCCAAACATTATGGCCCATCTGTATAGCATAACTGAAGCTATCCCACGATGTCTTACCTTCTTTACCTATCTTATTTAGGTCACCTGGTTTGTAGATACAAACGTCTTTTATTAAACTTCGCTTGCTTATAGGACTTTCAGTGAATGCGGCAAATTTACCATCTTGTAACACTGCATCACCAAAACGACGTGTATCTGTAGCATACTTCTTATTGTCAACACTAGGCACCATACGATAGGTCCATTTACTCTGATGTTCAAGTTCTGTCTGGATATAGATCTGTCCGTTAGCTGACGCTAAGAATGGGCTAGCACAGTCAAAACTAATAGTAAAATTAGGATTAACATATTTACGGACTGCACGTTGTATGTCAGTTAATAGGATCGCCCACTCAAGTTTACTTGTGCCCAAGAAGTGCATCCAATCATGAAGACCTTGTTGTAATAATCCATCAAATCTTAATGTCACTAATCTACGCATGATCAAATGGAGATCACACATATTTTGTCCGCCCATGGCCCAACCATTGAATGGCCGATCATATTGTTTAGGGTCGCAATATTTCTTCATGCGCTCATACCAATCGTCTGCTTCGGGATGATTTTCTCCCTGTAGGACGTTCAAGAACTTACAAGCACCAGTTCGATGTTTCATGAAGTAATCGTTATTGATATATGTGCCTTCTACAGCCTCCATATAACTGGTAATGCCTGATGCTTTACGACCTTCTGGTGATCTACATACCCATGCTGGGATATCTAAGATCATACCATAGTCCATGTAAGCATCCATCCATGCTAATACTAACTCACGTTTCTTCTGTGCTTTAGGACAATTAGGATTCTTCCAATCACCTTCCCATACACCTTTACCAATCTGGAATCCGCCACTGTCACCTAAAACGAAACTGCGTGAGCGATCACGATTACGTATCATATCTTCTTTTGGTGAATGTTTGTTTACATCTAGTTCTGCGTGACCTGCTGAATATAATGCCCAATGATAGGGAAAGTATGCGGCATCTGGATTGAGCCAATTAAGACCTTCGATGCCATTTTCGAAATCTGCTGGAATACGTGCAGGATCTACATACATAGGATCATGACGTTGCTTACCTACATAAGTAGCATAGAAGCCACTCAATGCTGGTAAAAATACAGCATAGTCCTTTTGTTTTGCGGTTAAGTTATCGATTTCCATAATTTAAGATCTTCTTGGTATGTGTTTATAAGTTTGTTTACTAATTCAGGGTTATTTGTTAATTGATCTTGTAAAAATTTTACTAATATTTCTTTGTGCTCGTTACCTTGACTTTGATTTCGGTCGATTTCTATATCTATATTTAGATCGTAACTATTTAGATTCAAATAATTTTTAATTGATAGTTGTGGATCATGCATACTACTGAAAAAAATACAATTTTTTTCTGGAATGCTATTAATAAAGTATACTTGTTTTTCAGTATGATCGTCAAATATCACTCGATCAAAAACTAAATCTTGTGTAAGAGAATTCCACCCATCAACTATATCTTTAGCTGTTTGTCCATTTTTTAACAACGCCGAACACATATATTGAGCCATTCCGCTAATCCAGCGATCGATGGGATCACGTAGTAATATTATAAACTTCTTATCAGTTAGATCCGAAGTTAAAAAATTTGCGATCCCCCATCCGTTACTTAATAATAGCTGTCCGATATAACTGCTGGAATTTTTTGGAATAGGCACATAGCAGAGTTTATCTTTGATAAACATACCCCCTGGAGTAAATCCTCTTGAGATATATTGGTTCTTCCAATAGTCAAACAATTACTTGCTCTGTGCTGGTAAGATATAGTTATATGTTGCTAGTCCTGAATTTACAGTGATCTGTGCCGCACCTTCATCGCTGATGCTGAATTTCTTATCACCTGCTAGATTTAAGATGCTCAATACAGCATTTACTGGCCATGACCAATTTTTACTTAGTGTGCCCGATACTCCTGCTTGGAATACGAAATTACCAGCATGGCTTGAATGATCACCAAATGATAATTCTAAATTGCCATTGTTGGTCTTAGCTGTAAAGTTTGCTTCTTCTGCGTTAGCTGATGCCTGGAATTTAAGTCTTTGGATGTTAGCTACAGTTGGTTCAAACTCTACATTCCAAGTAACTGGTCGCATCTTGACTGTTTTGAGTTTGTCATTTACGATCTCTTGGCTCATGAAACGATAGTCGTTTTTAAAATCGCCAGCAGCATTTTCAAAATGTAATCCCACTGGCACAGTTGCACCATTGCGTTCTTGTGTGGTAATATTAATTTTGGCGTTGTCCTTGTATTCTGGAATGCCTAAGATTGTGTTTAGTTTACCTAAATTAGGCATACCGAACGTGCCAATGAATTCTGCTACCGGTCCGTTAAGTTTAGCTTGAACAATAACTGAACGGTCTTCTGCTAGTGCTTCAATATTGGTTTCTGAATCTGTGCCTGATATTTTAACTAGGTCAATAATGCCCAAGCCATAAGTGTTTTTAACGATGTCTAATAGATGGTCTCTCATGTGTTTCTCCTTTGATAATTGATTATATATGGTTTATTTAGATCTTGCAAGTGGTTTGATGAAATTATTTTGTTAGAACTGTCCCTATGGCTTGATTTAATCTCACAGTATTTAGATTACCCGGTTTTTGAACTTCTAACCAACTCACAAAGGTATTTTCATTATCATCTGTGGGTAAATTTTCAAATCTCAATGTAACAAATCCAATTTCTGTAATCATTGTTTGTATGATTTTAAATGTTGACCATCCAGCACGACCCGAATCATACATTTTGGCCGACGACAGTAGATCACCATTATTATAACTAAACATTAGAACTCCTCCTGGTCTAAGTAGTTTTATGCATTCATTTAAGTACCACTTAATCGCTTGGATAGGTAGATAGTTTAAAAAATCCCAACAAAGTATGAAACCAAACTGTGCATATGGCAGTTGAGACAAATTTCTTTCTTTGATTTCATACAGGCGTAATCTATTTTGATATATAGGAGCATAACTACTAATTATTTCTTTCAGATGAAAAATGTCTGTCCCGACCAAATAAAGAGGATCATTGGCTACCATAGAATTAATCCTGGTCGCAGGATTAGCAAAGTTATCTGGAACTGGATATTTTTTATTTTCTGGTCGAAAGTATCTACAATGTAGTTGTAGACCAGGAAATCGCCAATCGCTGTAAGAGCTGATTCTCGAACATATAATTTGTTCAAGAGATTGGTTAGTTGATAAATTATTTGGTCGCAATAATTCTTCATTTTTACTGTCAACTGTTTGTTGTTGCACGATAGCATTAATATCATTTTCAATTTTTTCAATTGTTTGATTTATTAAGGTGAGAAAATTTTGATTTTTATCGGATAAATCTTTAAGCACTACAATATATCCATCGATATCTGATTGATAATTTTTAGTTTCATTTCTAGTGGAAATATTTTGAATTAAATTACCTATTTCTACAATAGAATTTTCTAAGGATAGATCTTTTTGAGATTCTATCATATCATTTCTAAATTTGACTAAATCTGCTATCTGCATGGTTACTCAAACGTAAACAAATTATCAAACGTTGTGGCTATCTGTGTGTTTTCTGCGATCTTCCAATCAAGCACACCTAATAGGTTTTCTACCTTTTGATCTACGATACCAGTTTCCATACTAGCATCATCAAATGGTAACTCTTTAAACCAAGCAGGAATATGTGTTTCGTCTGTAGGATATCCGACACTGCTATAGCCTAATGGATTGTCTTTGAGTTTACACACGATAGTTTTCATACCGTCTACGATGGCCATCGAATAGTTGTCGTTCATCATGCGTTTGAGATTATTCCAATTCATGGCCGCACGCACATGTCCTGGCATGTTGGCTTTACCTAGGCGTTCTTCTTCCTTGGTATACTTTGTAAGATTGTTAACACGCTTAGGCGTGCCTTTCTCCCAAGCCGGACGCTCTGTGAACACTAATTTAAATTCACGCACCTTGTCAATGATCTTTTCACGTTCTGCACCTGTTAATACATCTAATAAGATCTCACTTAAGAAGTCCTGGATAACCTTTGGAGTGTCTGATCTCTTTAAGTCTAAACCCATGGCCTTGACTTTACCAGGTGTTCCATGACTGTCTAATCTCTTGCCTTCCATGTCATAGATCAACACAGCATAACGTTTCTTCTTGATGAATAAACCTTTGAGTGCTACCAGCTCACGACCACCTTTGATTAATTCACCTTGGCGGCGTGGAGTATGAAATGCCCGTTCACAGAATGCTGGAAAACTCTCATTGACTTGATCAGCTATGCTGTCATACAAGCCCACTGCTATGTCTTTGTTCCACTCCATACGACCTGCTTCAACATCAGCCCTGACCATCGGATAAGCACTAAAGTAACATGAGTCAGTATCACCATATATGATCGCTTCACCTACATGATCATATTTGCCTGTGATACATTCATTGATGTAAGCATCCATGTGCTTGGCGATCGTTCTGCCTGTTAATGTAGTTGACTGTCCGATACGCTTGTCAAAGAAACGACAACCTGGGTTAAGGATAGCACCATACAAACTGTTCAAGTTAATCTTCTTAACCAACTGTCGCTTATCCCAGAACGCGATATCTTCATCAGTAGTGGCTTCCTTTTTCTTAGCCTGCATCTCTTTACGCTCGGCATACCATCGTTCTAGTAATCCAGGTATAACACCTTTGCGTTCATTATTAAAGATAGTGCCGTTGGCACTGAGTATCCAAGGTTTGTTGCTGTCAAAGATCAAGCGCCAACAATCTGCCGCACTAACTATGTCGCTAGTTCCATTCGCCCAATCAATTGTGATCTCTGTGCCGACTTCTCCATTCATCACAGCGGTGTATTCTAAACTACCAAACAAGCCTTCCCATGCGTCAGCGAATGACGAACCTCCTGTTTGTTTCTCTTTGATATAGTGTTCAGTCATCACAGGACGCAGTTGTCCTACGATAGTCTCTGGACCCATGTTTAGGGCACGGATAGCTGAGGGATATAGTGAGTTAATATCTATAGCACCAATATAGTCATGCATACCTGCTTTTGGAGTCGCTACATAGGCACCTGCGGCCTGTGTGTCGAACTGTTCGTCACGGTTACGATTTGGCACAACCATACCTAGTTGATGTGCTTCGTTAATAATTGCCTGTTCTGTAACAGCCACAGCACCCATTGTGGTCTGTAGTAACACTGTGTTGTCATGTGCTAGTTCATTTGCTAGATCTAAGAAGCGTAGTTTCTTATCTAGTTTAGCCAGTAGTGCTGTATCCTGTCTGTTATACTCGATGAACTTCGGAAAGTCTTTGTTATACAATTGGTCTAGTGTGCCTTCATACTGTGTTTTACTTTCACCTAGTTCATATTCTGAGATAGCATCTAGACTGTAGCTGTGACGTTCTTCATATGTGTATTTGCGATACAGTTGCATATAGTCCATATGCACGCGACCTATCAAATCAAAAGTCAAGTTGCTGGCACCAAAACGTTCAAACTCACGCTGTTTAGGAAACTGTCCCCATAAGCAGAATCTGCGTGTATCATCTTTGCTGAGCACGCGATTGGTTCGCTGTATCATGTAAGGAATATCAAAGCCTTCTGAGTTCCAACCACTTAAGATGTCAGCATCATCGATCAAGTCTAAGAATGTTTTGAGTAGATCTTCTTCACGTTCCATAAGAAAACAGTTGTCATATTGACCGCAGATTTCCTCAGCAGTTTCCCAACTCATGCTCTTAGGCGGCACCACCATGGTTACTAGTTTGTCTAACCAATCAAGATATACAGACACAGCAGTTATGGGATTAAATGGATCTTCTGGTTTACTAAATCCTCGGACCGGGTCGAAGTCTACCTCAATGTCGAAGAACGCTGTCTGTAGTTTAGGTGATTTCTGTCCTAGATAGTTTTCTTCTAGGCAACGGAACACAGGATTGATGTCACTTTCCCAGATGCGCTTACCTGAATTGATTTTAAGTTCCTTATGGAACTCTTTGCCTATGCGTGTGCTGAATCTGCTGACAGGTGTGTCATAGATAGTGCGGAACTTACCGCGAGGGTCATCATAATAGAAAGTGTAATTAGCTGGAAACTCTCTATACTCTCTTTGTCCATTTACACGCTCAACGATGTAAATGCGATCTTTTGTTCTGTCAAACAGTGCGTCTACGTAACTCATACTCTCCTTTTTGTGCGACTTCTAGCTCACACACACTCTACATGCCCGTATAGGCGTTATACTATTAATTATACAATCTCTTTATTTTTTTAGCAAGTATATTGTCAATCCGCCATTAGAATAATTAAACAAATTATATAAATCAACTAAATGATTTTTATAGCTTGGATAAATCTTAACCAATTGATATTTTGTAACCAATCGTCTAAATTCTCTATCAGAAAATGCTGTTTCAAAAGGACATAATTCCTGATCAGCATACAATATATCATTGCTGTAGTTGACTGGTTTAATCTTTTTAAACAACTTACCATAAGAATTATAAATGCCTATGGCTATACGATCAGTGGATAATTCGCAGATCTTTTCTAATGCCCGATGATAATTGGGAATGTGATGTAACACTCCATTAGACAATACTAAATCATAATTATTTTTACAGTTCCACTCGAGAAAATTTTCTTTATAGTAAATGATATTTTTAATTCTGTGCCGTTTACTAAATTGTTGAGCATAGTCTATGCTGTCACTGAAATCCACCGCATCAAAGTTAATACTTGGATATTTCCTAGCAAACAGGTTTACTATAAATCCGCTACCACATCCTACATCTAATATGTTTTTGCGATCTTGTATAGTATCATCATAAAATTTCAAGTAAGGATTGATTAGGTATTGATCATAAAACTCCAGATCTTCTAAAGAATACGGGCCAGGAAATTTTAATTTAGAATAGAATTCTTTGACTTGATGTTCTTTATTAGAGCCTTGCTTGTATATATCCATATACCTCGTTATTTCCTTCGAGAGAATAATGATTCATGATACCTTTATATTTTTTAAAAATATAATTAAAATTTATCATATTATCAAATTGATAAAGACCTTCCCATTCAAATCCTGTAATGTGTATAGGCTTAAATTTTTTAGTCAATTGATCGATCTTTTCGCAAATAATATTGTGTATATCTATAGCATAGTCTAAATCGAAATAGTTTTCAAAATAGTCAACCAACGGTAGTAATTTTTTATTATTCGCAGAATGTTCCTTGATATCAGAATAAATTAAGTCGCAATTACTATGTAACTGATCAATATGCACAGGATGATTTTTCACATAAAGCCTAAATGGACTACTGTGAGCTATAATTATTTTATCAAAATCACTCAGTGTGACTGATTGTAATTGTTTTAATATTTTAAACTCGCCACACCCAGCTTGAGCTAAATTAATAACAACATGTTCATCTGCTAGAAAATTGGGCCAACCCTTCTTGTTGGGGTATTTCAATTGCCAGTCTGCTGCAAAACTATCGCCTGCTATTAGTATTTTCATTGTGTTAACAATCTATAGTATCCAATTAAATCGACTAAAAGAATAGTCAAACTAGTCATGAATAAACCAAAACTACCTCTGCTTAATGCTGAATATATGCTTATTACCAAACAACAAAAAAACAAGGGATAGACTACCATGAATGGAACATTTGGAACGGTGGCCGCAAAAGTCACTACAACTATAACATTAAGTAACCAGTTACATACTTCTAAACACAACCGAACAGGATGACTCTGCCAGTCCTTGCGGATAAAGTCTACAGTCTTGTGCCAATCGATCAAACTGTGCGACCAACTGTTTCTAAAATATCTGTCAATACTTCGTGATCAGCATTGGTTTCAGTTAATTTTGATTTTTGAGCGATCTTAATAGCTTTCTTAAGGATCGCTGGTTTGATTTCTAGTTCTTCTGCTACTGCTTTAACAGTATCATTTAGGCCAGCAGTAAGATCTTCTACTTCTTGTAATACAGCAATACCTTCGTTAACTAATTGAGTTAGTTTGGCTTTTTGTTCGCCTGAAAACATTTTTGATGCCATGATTGGCTCTCCTTGATTGAAAAATATATTATATACTAATTATTTACTCGCGTCTAGTGCCATCAATAAATATTTTAATAGTATAGAGAATATCAAATGAAAGTATATGGAATTCTGGTGCATCCAGAACGTCAAAGCCTAAATGGTACAATGTTCGACACAGCGATAGACTTTTTCCAAAAGAAAAAACACAAGGTAGAAACTCTAGATCTATTTAGATCTGATTTTGATCCTTGGGCCATACATGACCATATAGTATCTGATAATCAAACTAAAAATTATGGCCACAAATGGTTCGCCGCAGATGCACGTAATCTATTACCAGAATTTAGTCAACGTGAAATTGATCGATTAAAAAACAGTGATCTCTTATACATCCAATCTCCGATTTGGTGGTGGGGATTGCCTGCGCTGATGAAAGCCTATATAGAAAATGTGTTTATCTATAATGTGTTGTTTAGTTTAGAAAACGAACATACCAGAGAAAATCGAGATTCTACGGTATTCAAGTTGCTACGTAATAAAAAATTATTGCTGTCAATTACCACAGGTAGTAGCGAAAAATTTATGGCGGAACATTTCAACACCGTGGATAATATGATCGCACCGATCAGAGCAAGATTTGAATTTGTTGGATACAATATATTACCGATACATCATTGTGGGGCACTAAGCGGTGAAACTAATGACGTTGATCAGATCGAAAAATTCAAATATTACTTACAATCAATTAAAATTTAGTTCTACATTTACGTAATATTTTTGTAGCCGTTTGGAATTGGTAAGCCAGATCATCATACAGGTCTTCTGGAGGACGTTCAGCATAAGCACGACTCATGTAAGCCATCTGCCCCATGTCGCTGTAGTAGACTTCAGTAGGCCAACGGTGCTTACCCCATTCCATGCTGTTGATTAATAAGCATTCGTCGCCTACATTTTTCAGTAATTCTTTTTTGGCTTTAATTGGTAAATTTACACTGCTGAGTAACTTAACACCCACTGGCACGGTATTAACTTTTGGTTTATCTAGATAATGGGCAAATAAATGAACGACATAAGCTTCTAGTTCATGCGCCAAATTTACTGTAAGCTCACATTCTGCCCTACGGACTAGATCATAGGATTCTTTTACATAGATATCCCAGTTAGTCATCTTAGCCTCCGGCGGCTATCTCTTGTGCTAATTTTAATCCTGTAACGGGATCACTTGCTGTAACCGTGATACTTACACCATCAATTACAAAAACCATTTCCATCATTTTTTCTTCCCCCTACGCATATTTATTTGCCAACGTGCTAACTGTCCTTTACGACCTGGCGCTCGTGCGGCTTTTTCTAGCTGTGCCATAGTAGCACCTTTGGGTATCCCGTGGCGTTGGCTATCACCCGGACGACCTGGACCCTTACCATCTGCGAAGTTTTCAGCCACATATTGTTCTAGATGTTCGACTACATCACTGGCTCGTATGGCCTTAGCATAATCTTCTGGCCTGTCGATATCGTGTAGAGTAAACCCTAGGCGTTTAAGCAAAGGCACCATACGATGTTCTTCTTCTTCAGTACCAAATGCGAATACTGTATGTGGCACACCTTTGTTAAAGATTCTAGGATCAGCTTTGTCTAGTGCAGGCACCGCCATGCCCAGTTTATACCAATCATATACATCACTGACATTTACTAGAGTAGTTCCTTTAGGGAAAGGGATAGGATTGCTTGGATCTGACTGCATGTCTCTTTCGTAGTCGGCCGACTCATTATTATTTTTGCGTCCTTGGCAATGGGCACGTTGGCTAAAGCCTTTGGGATTGTTGCAGTTGATACTACGTTTGTATTTGGCACTCCAACCTTCTGGTAAGATGATTGGTTTAAGTGCCATATACTTAGGAAAATTTTTGTTAAATTCACGCATGATAACACCAGCTTCAGCATTGGCTTCATCTTCTATAGAACTTCCAGTTTTCCAGCTGTCAGCGTCTAAACGATCCTGTTCACCCTGTGCGTAGTGTGTGAGCTCATGTGCTAAGGTGCGTAGCACATCGTTGGGGTGGCGATTCTGCACATCCACATGGACTATGCGATCTTCATTGGAAAACTTACCAAAACTAGGTAAGTGTTCTGTGTCTACATCGCGCAATAGTTTGATCTTTGGAAGATGTTTTAATTTTAGATGACGGACTGCTAAAGGTAAGAAATCACGCAGAGCGTCTATTAGAGTTGGCTCTGGTGGTCCTTCAAGTTCTTCA